ATGAAAAACACACTTAACACATTTATACTTTTCTCCTGGATTCTTAATAGCCATAATACAATACTTATGGACGTTATCCCACATCTTTTTTATTGGCTGGTATTTTTTTCTATAGCCTAGCATAACAGCTTTTGTTGCTAGTTCCATAGAAATTTTAACGCCATACTCATCACAAGATTCTCTAAACCTTTTAGCTCCCATTTGATAACCACAGCCAAGAATTATTTGTTTACCTAAAAAGTATTCTATACAGTTAGGATCGTTCTTATAAATCTCAGCTATCTCTTCATATGTTTTTCCATAGAGAAATGCAGCCATATCAATATAAGCTTTCTTTCCTTTCTTAAATCTTTCAAGCATATCAAACATATCAGTTATCCATATCAACAATACATACTCGATACTTGAATAATCACCTTGATATATTAACTCCATAGGTGGTGCTACAATAACTGCGCGACATAAAGCTTTAGCAGATTGTATAGGATTCTCTATATCATTCATGTCAATGAAATCTTGTATTAAGGCTTCAGGGTCAGGTACAGTCTTTCTAGGTAAACTATGAACTTGATAACCTGCTCCAGCCCACCTTTGTGTATTAGTCCAGCCATACTTAATAAAGTCATGAATTTTATTTTCAAATTCCATTACTATTAGTTTATTAAACTTGCCAACAGAACTAGCACCCGCAGCCTGTCTTATGGTTATTAGCATCTTACATTCTTCAGGCATATCTTCTAAATCTAACTTCTCTAAGGTATCTGCCTGTGTGTTCTCTATCATCACCCCTCTGGCCCGTAAGAACTTTTTAATTCTAGCATGTTGATTAACTGTAGTAATTTCACCTTTAGTTATTTCAGGTAGTAAATCCATTACAACTTCTTTATAGGCATCTACTCTAACTTTAATAGCTCGAACAGCTTCATAGTCAATATCTAATCCAAAGAAATTCCAAGAGCAAGTCTCACGCCACAAGTCCCATTCATTTTCTTTGATATTTGTGCTTGGGCATTTTTTTAAAGATTCAAGAGCTGCTTCTGAATCTGTCATACAATAGCTAAATAAACCTTCATAATCTTGTTGAGTAGGATACTGACCAGGAGTGCAGCATTTCTTTATGAGAGCTTTACCTTGTGGGTTCTTTTTAATATTAGCATTAAGAATCTCACAAGCAGTTTCAAGTTTTTGTACAATAGAAAACTTAGAGTAAACTGCAAATACATCTTTCCACTCTTTTAATTCTAAGGGTATTCCAAAGTCAATACTTTTGTCACCTTTAGATACATTTTGCATGTTAATCAAAAAATCAAAATAAGCATTGACAGCCCAATAATTTTTATACCCAGATAAATCTGGAGCCACGTTATCTTGAAAAGTCCATATACTTTTTCGCCCAGCCACTTGTAGAGTCTTTGGATCAAACTCTATATACGAAAGACAGAGTGGCTTCATAGATTCATGTAAAGCATACTTTGTTGTACTTACTTTCATTAAGTCTAAATCACAGTAAGTCTCAAAGTCAATTAATAAGTCCATTATACTTCACCAGTAAACATAAAGTTAGAGCAATAAGCAGCTCGAAACAGCTCTTTTACTTCTCCATCATTATATTTAACAAGATAAAAGTTGGCTTTAACAAAACAATTACAATTATGTTGACACTCGCTATTGATAAGGGGGCAAAACAAATTGCATTGAGTGATATTACTATTGTTTATTTCTATTTTTTGTTCTGCAGTTAGTTCTTTTAATTTTTCCATATTATGCCTCCAAATAATGGAGCACAGCTTTCACTGTGCTCCAGGTTAGAATACTTAGAAAGCATCCTTTTCATCTTTGCCTTCACCATTACCATTACCTAGACCTTCAAATGCATTTTCTGCAGACTGTCTACCATCAAGTCTGTCGCTGTCTTTGACAAACATAACATTGTTAAAGCCCCATCCAATACCTTTGTTTTTCTGATACATATAAGGAAAAGCTGAAACATCAATGTTAACAATGCAACCAGAATAGAATAAACCTTTTTCCATTACTGGATTAAGGTTAGCATCAACAAGACCTGGTTTGCCGTAAGAAGCTAACATACTTGGGTTAATAAATAAATGGTTTTTATACTCAGCTCCTTCACGACCTTCATCACCATCAGTTTCTTTATATAGTGCAATTTCTTCATCACCATCTCTTAAAGGTTTATAGGCAAATTTAGCTGGTTTTTTACCTGCCCATTTATCTGCAACACCTTTAATAGTTGCTCTCTCAATTTCTTTCTCAAGTGCAGCAAGATTGGCTTTGTCATCTTTATCAATAAGCACACAACATCCATAAGACAATTTACCATTCATGTTTTCTTCTGGGTCATCGAATTTTACAAAGCTTACTTTTACATTTTTTAAGATCATTTCGTTTTCTCCTGTTTTCCATAGTTAGTTAGTTTAATTCTGTTTTCGATTTTTTCCATTGTTTGATTCATAGCTTCCTCAATGCCTAAATCTTCAGGGTTTAAAGTATTCCACAGTACATATGCGAATACAAATACATCACATATTTCAGCTGCAGCACGATCAGGTTTATATTGCTGGTTATAAATAGGTTTCCAGGGTTTCCATGGCACCTCATTCATTACTTCAGCAAGTTCAAGATTTAGGGCTAATGCAATTGACCTGAAATATTCCCATTTCTCTTCTTCAGTAAAATCACAATAATCCATATCTTTTTGTTGTTGCTGTATTCTGTTTAAGAATTTTTGCATGATAATTTCCCTTGATTACACCTATCATATTCAATACAAGGCCTATCAATAACTTCAAATATTTCAGGAATCCAATGTTTACAAATTGTATGCAGTTTATCAGCAAATATCTGCATTTCTTTTATATTTCTTTTACATAATCTTGTTCTGAGAAATGTAATTAATGCTCTTGGGTTTGCAGTGATTAAAAGACTCACAGCACTAGCATTTGGCAACACTTGTCTAGCCTCTTCAGGCGGAACTCCAAGTTCTCGCAGCTCTTTATACTTCAATAGAGAGTATTTCAAAGATTGTTCAAATAAACGCTGAACAGCAGTACCTTCTTTATACTGTTGCCCATTTAGAACTACAGGATAGTTTTCATAGCTTTGATAGTGCTGACTAGCACTGGTAAAACTAAAGTGTCTTTGCCTAGTTAACTGTGCAAGCAATGATCTACTTATTCCTGTAACAAGAAAAGTTATTGAGGCATGCTCAAATACTGAAGTATGATCTCCCTCAAGTATTTGATGTACTAGCTTTTGACTTATCTCCTGGCCAGATTGATCTTCAGTTTGCTTCATAGTAATATCACAAGCAGTCTTAAAGATATGTTGAGCTATAGGAGTTTTATCAAATACTTTAAGTTCCATCTCATCATAAAATTTGACTTTCATATTTTCTCCTATACCTATATCTTTGTAGTATCATAAGCTTTTGTAGAATCATAGGGTTCCATAACTAAATCACCAGGTACAGGCTTTGATCTTAGTCTATTTAACTCGAGTTGAGTATACCCAATAATATCTTGCCAATGATCTTCTTCAGAGTAATCACCTGTTACTATACGTGCTAACTTTTGGGCAACATTATCAAGAGCTTCATTAGCTGAGTCAGAACGTCTTTCACTGTTTATACTTAATGTTCTTTTCAGTGCTTGGCATACATCACTATTAATAATCCAATCCCCATGAGTTGTTCCTCGTTTACTTAATATCTCAGTTGTTTTATCCATAATTCCTCACATTAAACGTTTTTTGTTTGTTTGTTAGTAAAAGAATGGGGATATCAATTGATATCCCCATTAGTATTTACTCTTCTACTACTTCAGGCACATCTGCTTCTTCTGGATTAAAGTTTGCTGAAGCTGCATCAAATTGAAAGTCAGCAATTTCTGATTCAATTTTTGCTTTTTTCAAGCGAAGTTTGGTAAGTTTATCTTTCTTACCCTCAGCACTTTTCTCAGCATTCTCAAGAGTTTTAGCACATCTTGTAACTCTTTTCTGTGCAGCAGCAAATACTTCCCTAGGAGATTTTGCAGGCCCTGCAGTTTTAGCATTAGCTTTTCTATCAGCAAGTAATGCATCATAAGTTTCTCTGTCAACAATGCGATAAGTAAACTCACCTTCAACATCTGTAGGAACATCTTTTACTGGGCAATGACCCATAAGACGTAACATAGAAAAGTTACTCATAACTGATTCATATTTACAATCAGCAGCGACTGTTAGGGTTTCCATAGTTGCTCCACCCTCATTGATTGCATTTAAGATAATTTCTCTTTTACTAAGTTTTTCTTCTGACATGGTGTATCCTCCATTTTGTGGTTTTGCGATTTTATAATCGCTTTATTATAATTTCATTATAACATATAAAAATAAAAAAGTAAACACTTATTTTAATCTTTTTTAATCTTTTTTCACAGCTTCACTTTAAATCCTTAAATACTTCAGCTGCATTAGAAGCATCATAGTCCGGACGTTTGTCTGTTATGTTTACAATTGTTGGTTTACCAATAGGCTTAAACACTAGCTTTTTAAAGTTTGGATCTTTCTTTAGCTTAGGAAACAATCCCTCTATTTGTGCTGGCGATTTAAACACAGGCTCTTTGAACAACTGTTCACCATCATTAGTGTAGTTATCTAATAGATAGTTCATAACTTTCTCGCTGTCACCAAACGTTCTATTGCTACGACCTGCTACTCTTTTCAATTTGAGTACTTTAAGTTCCTCTAGACTCAGTACTTTAAGTTCATCTTTAACTGCTTTAAATACCTTCTTAAAGAATGGCTCCATATCTGCTATCTTCACTATCTCAGTAAACGGACTCAGATTCTTCTCCATTAAATCATGAGTTTTAAAAATTTGTACTGCATTATCACTAGCCAGGGATGCATACTCAGCACAGAAACTTTTAGCTCTACACCAGAAACATTGTTTATCTCCAGGCACAATTTCAAAAGATTTTTGTGCATTTTTTATAAGCATAACTAAAGCATATACTTCTTTAAATGAGCATTTGTATGACTTGAAATAGTTAAGTCTAGGCTGAGCTAAATGAATCCATAGCTCTCTAGATTTAAGAGTTTCAATATCTTCTGCTGCTCCTGCTAAATAATCCATTAACTGTTCATTCATTTCTACATATACTGGAACGCCTTTTCCAAATTTCCAGTCAAGTATATGTAATGCAGTTTTCTTATGCCCAGCAATTATATCAGCAGTACCACCACCATCTTTTATTCCATAATTTTTTAAACTCACTCTTTGTTCTGTTTGAAACCAAGTCCAATCATGGATTTGTATCAAACTTTCAAACCAATCATGACAATCTTTGACAGTGCTTTTTTGTTCTAAAGTCATAACATCCAAAGGTTTATTATCTATCATTTTTTGGATTTGTGTGTGCATAAAAGTTCCTTCTAATGAATAAGATGTGTCACTATCAACCGGAACTTTCTTCTGATTAATCAAATGTTCATTAAAATAAACACTTCCAGGACATCTTATAATCCTAGAAATTTGTGATGGACTATATCGTGCATGTTCTCCCATTACCCCTCCTTTAAAGTTTTAGTTTACCTTTATTATACATACGTTTTAAATGTCTTAATAAGCGTTTATAAGACAAATTCTTGCCCTCTTTTTGTTTAGCTAAGACAAGCTTTAATGCAATCTGTCTTAGCTTTTTGGCTACTCGATTATTCATCATTTTCCTGTTTAATATGTTCTGTTCCAGTACCCTTACAATTAGGGCACCGAGTTCCTGCAGCTTGTCCTTCACCTGAGCCATTACACCAATGACACAGTTCTTCTTTGTATTCTTCTTGTTCATCTTCCATGTTACTTATCTCCTTTATTACATTGATAAGTCATGTAAATTATAATCCATATTACGCCAAAAAGTATTCCCACGTATTCATTCATATTATCTCCTTTTCTATTGCAAACCATTCTTTTACTTTTAACTGTAACAAAGAAAACGGTTTGTAGTCTCCACAGCTAAACTGATTAAGTATTTGGCTTTTAGGAACCCAGATATCCTTGTCACAATAGTCAACTAATAAAGCCTGATCAGTTTCGTGTTTAAACCTAGCTGTAAAAGTTACAGATTCTTCACAATCTAAATCATCAAAATAGTCATCTAATGAGTCACCCATATTATACCTCTACAAATGAACAATCTTCTTTTGTTTCTGGTATCAATTTCCCTGTTGGAATTCTTTTACAAGTACTGCTTCTTATATATATAGTAATATCTTCATATTTTCCATTAACATATTCCAAACGTTTGTCAGTAGAATTTTTATCATCTAATTTATATCCAACTAATGTATCATCTATTGTTTCATACAATTCTTCGAGTTCTTCTAAAGATATTTTCCTGTTAAGATTAATAGAAACAGAGTACATTCCATAATAAATATAGGCATTTTTTCCTAACATTGCAGTCAATTCGTCAGTTAACTCCCAAAGTGCTATTTCTAAATTTGTTGGGGATATAATTAATTTATCTTTTGCGCATTCAAGCTGTTGTTCTAAATTCTTTACTTCTAGAACATTTTTTTCATGCTGAGTTATTATTGTGTGTTCGTATAATGATTTTTTCATTTTATACATATCCTTTCATAAGTTGTGTTTGATATACTGACTTAAATATAAAGTGTTTATAGTTTCCACCAAGATATAAATAGTGGTTTTCCTTTCTTTCTCGTTGAACTTTATCCCAAAGGTATTCATGATCTTTAGGCATGTCTTTAAATGCTGTGCTGTGACCTTCTTCATTAGTTACTATATAGCTCATTTTTATTTCTCCTGTTTTAAAAGATATAAAGAAATTGCCATAATACCAGGACCTATTGGAGCAAGAGTAAGAAACTCAGTAATAGTCATAAGATTTCTTTCTAACCCGCCGCAAGTCCCTAACAAATGTGAAAACCCTACTACAAAAGCTGCACAATAAACGTATTTCATTTTATCTCCTATGAAGTTTGTCTCATACATTCTTTTAAATCATCCCAATATGCAGCAACTGGAAAACCTTCAATACCTGCAATAGCCATTAAAAATGAATATTTTGCATATGAACATCCACTTACTATAAGCTGGTGCATAAGAAATTGTTGTGATTTAGTTAGCCAAGTTTCAACATCTTTTATAGCCTGTACTCTTTTCTCATCTTCACAACAATACTTTGCGTGGTAATCAATTGTTGTTTTCATTTTATCTCCTTTCCTTTTTTATCAAATTTTCTTATTTTACCACCTTTAGCCAAATAATCTTTAACTGTTTGAAACCTTTTAGGTAGCTGGAATTTCTTTTTCATGCTTCTAAGAATAGTATTTCTATTAATATCTTCAGCCATTGTCATTTATTTAGTCCTCAGTTTTATGTGCAAAATAAGTTATAATCCCGTCAACCATTATCTCTTTAGCCTCTATAGTACTTCTCATATAAGTATTAGGTTTTATAATAATTGTGTGCACAGGGTCACCTCCATTATAAAAGTCTTCACAACTTTTATGTAAACAGACATATTTATCGCTTATCATTAAAAGTCCACTCTCAACTTCCATTTCAAGTAGCCAACATCCACCACCGCTGTACCACACTACTCCCTGTTCAAACACTTCTTCACAAAAATAATTTAATATCCCTTCAAGTGAGGCATAATTATTTTCATCAAAATGTACCCAGCCATTTTGTGTAAGTGTTTTATGTTTATCAGAATTTATTTTTTTCTCACTAAACTCATCTTGTTTTCTTTTAAAAATTACTTTGCAAGTATCAATAAAATCAATTGTATCAGCATTAACATAATTCGCTATTTGATCAACTAATTTTATTGTGTTAGTTATTGTTTCATGGTCATATTTCTTAAATGCCTCAGCCATAGTATCTAACATTAACTGATGTTCTTGCTCTTCTTTTTTCATGTTTTCACCTTTTAATTTATGTTTACATCAAATACTTCTTCTACTCTATAAATACATTATATCACAGTTAAAAGAAAAAGTAAACAATTTATTTTATGAATGACATTCTTTTTATGAATCCAGTACTTCAGTTTTATACAGTACTTCGATTGGAATTTCCCCTGCCTGAATTAATGATACGATCGTCGCTTTAAATGGAAAAAAGAAATAAGTTGTCTGCGGGTTATTCCCTTCTTGATAAGTTAGTCTTCCTTCTCTAAAAGACCATTTCTTACCTTTCAAAACTTTGTTCCTTATGTTAGTTAAAGAACCAATAAAGTCCTGAGCTGCATATTCAAATGAGGCTAAGTCAAAGGTCACATCTTTCATAAACCCAGCATTTTTAGCTGCAGTATATGCTTTGTTACCTTTTATTGGAACAAGAACTCCAGTTTTAACTAACTTCCTTTTTAACCCTTGAGTTAAGTGCACATTAAAGAAATCGTCAAAATTGATCTCAGTGTGGTCTAACATTTCATCATCATATATAAGTTCTAATGCCTTCTCAGCTTTAGTACTCTTTGAATATTGAGATGCAATAAGATTAACCCAGTCTCTCTCCTGGCCAGTGATGCTCCACTCTTTGATATCCATGTTTTCTGCTCTATATAATATTTCCGCCCACACTTGTTGATAATTACATTGTATGAGAGGAGTGGCATTACAGAGTTCTACAGGTATAAACCACCACCGTCTATTACCAGTTCTATCTAGCCTAACTTGTTGTTGATTAGTAGTACCGAAGAAACTTGCAGCTCTCATTTTAGGTTTAAATGCTTCTGAATACATCTGCCTATATGAATCCTTTTCTTGAGTCACTACATTCTTTAAATCTCCATGATCCATCTTCTCAAAAGTCACATCAATTTCATCTATATTTAATATAAATGCTTTACTTATAGCTCGCTGGATTTCCAGTGTATCTTTTATATTTGATGGTGGAACAGAGATTATGGCATTTGTTTCTGATGGCATTAAGCACTCAATCCAAGTCGATTTATATGCGTTTTGATACCCATGTAAAATTAATATCGCTTGTGGCTTTATGTATCTATCTGTTAAGTTAGGCTTCTTATCACGAAACCTAGCTAACTTGGCACGTAGCCCAGCTGTAATCTGTAACTGCTTTATGATTAATGAATGCAAGAAGTCTTTAGGTATTATGGAAGGAACTTTAGTATTATCCAGGACTATGGTATCTGTTATCAAGTCCACTACTCTTTCCTTTTTGTCCCAAGGTACAGCAGTCATCCACGTATAAATAGGGTCTATGATAATTTCCTTAACTTTAGTAAACCCAGCAGTTAGGGGATTAGCTGGTGTACAAGATTTAATCCCAAAATCACGAAACAACGACACTAAAGCATTCATGAAATCTTTATCCCGCTCATACTTAGGATTATAAGGAACAGAGATATCATCATTGTCTTTAGTGAAGTATGAATCACTTTTCTTGTCAACTGAAAAATAGTGTGAGATAATAGATTTAGGCCCTTGAACATATATTTCATCACTGATTTGATCTCGCAGCACTTTTAATTCAAGTAAGTCTATAATAAACTCATAATTCCTAGGGTCTGTTTTATCAACACCTGTCATCTCACCTTTACTATTATATGATAAATATGGAAAGTCATTAACTGGAATTTTATATGCCCAACTTAATTTCCTGAGTGAATTAAGCGTGACAACTGCTTTATTGCCGTTATTTAATGAGGCTATAGTCTCTTCATGTGACCTCTTAAATCTTTCAATGCAATCATCTTCATCTTTAAATGATAAACCATTTTTAGACCAACCTAAAAACATCTGCTCTAAAGTGCTATATGTATCTCCACCACTTTTATCTAACTCTATTGATAAATGAGTTAAAGCATGAGATATTAATAACCAATGTGTGTACGAGTTACATGATATTTCTTTGAACTTTATTTCATACGCAATCTCTAGTAGGCTGTCAACATCTGTAGGAATTCTATTTAACAATCCTTTTGCATCAGCTAACATTTTATCTACATCTACATACTGGCCAGATGGGTTTGCTAATACTTCTTTATGGTCTTGTGAGCGATACTTACTTGTAAATCTCTTAACCTCAGGCATAAACTCTAGCAACTCGTCTATGGTTATCTTAGCCACAGTCTCTTCACTAAAATCAGACAAGGCTTTATCAGTGGTAGAAACAAACGCACCATTGTATAGTTGTCCATCATTAAACTCACAATACTTCTTATGCAACTGATCTGTTGTTGAGTTTAGCCGATAATAGATATGCGCACCATTACCTGACTTAGACTCGTGGAAGTGTGTAGGATGCTTCTCTATTAATCGCTGTAGGTTATCTGGAATGGTTTGCTGTTTGTCTATGTCAATCACAAACAAATCTTTGCAGATAATCCCAGTTACCGGAGCAAACTTCGCTTTATTTTCTCTATATCTTTGTTGTAGTTTTGGCCAAGTTAATAGTGGTTGTTGCTTCTTTGTATAATAATATTCAGGGACCTTTTCATCACGTGAATTGGCAATTACTAAAGTCCAAATTGGCAGTGACTGTAATTCTTTAGGTGGTTTGTAAGCCATTGAGATATTCCTTTATTTTATCAAGATCAATATATTTAAGAACTAGATCGCCCACCTGGCCAGAGGAGTATGTGGGAATATCATATTTTTTAAGTGTTTGATACATAGCTCTTACTACATTGTATTTGATTAATAAAGTTCTAGACACCATTGCTGCGCTAGTTTTAAGGATATATAGTTTAATTATGTCTTTTGGGATATCAATAGGAATTTCGATCATTTCTCTATTAGGAGTTATGATTAAGTTAGTTTTAAATAATTTATCAAATTCATTCCCAGGCTCAAAATGTTTTCCTAATGGTATATATTTCAAAAATACTTTAAGAGCTTCTTCTTTAGTACAAATAGACTTAGTATCTTTAGCTAGTTTCTTTTTATAGAGTAATGCTTCGTTATAGTCTAGTCTTAATATTGTAGCTATTTCTTTTATGTTGAATCGTAAGCTATATAGGACTATGACCTTAACTCCTAACATTTCATCTTCCATGACCTTTAGTATTGCTACATCTTTCATAATTTCATCCTTTCTATTATTTATTAACTATAAAATATTATACTACATATTGATTTCTAAGTAAACAGTAAAGTTTTTGAACGTTCATTGTGTGATATTATTAAACGTTTGTAGTGTGCAGCTTTTTCTACGCGTATAAGTCAAGTTACCGTTTCAGTTAAAGGCTAGACATTCTAGAACATCACGTTACACATTCGCTGTGCGTTCAGTTCTCATTTTCGGGGAAAGACTATTTTAAAAATAAAAATGATAAATTTCTCATATTCGGTAGGTATATTTATAATCTATATCTCTTAGCTGGTCCAAGAATACTAGAATTAACGGTCAGTAACTATACATATAAAATTAAGCTTTATTTTAATTAAAGTATATTACTTATAAGTTTAACTTAGTTTAGAATTTCTAGAGAGCAGTAATAGCAAGCTTATCACATTTCACGTTCATCGTGCATCCCACTGGCAAGTTTTACGCTCGTTTTATTGAGCTTACTTGTACTGACCAATGGTTCTGTTTGTCCAGCTTGTGTTACCCTCTGGTCAGCGGTTACGTTTGTCCAGTTCAGCTGTAAGTATTTGATTAAAAAATGCAGCTCATATTACTGAGCTGCATTTAGTTAATGAATCAGATTCAGATTATTATTTCCAACCAAAATCTGAAAGTGTTATAATCTTTAAATATGTTTTGTTGTTCATTTTGTGACTTAGAATGGTCTGTCCAAGACTCTTCATATCTTCCCTAAGATATGTTAAGTTTGAACTAACATTCTTGGCTGAAATATTCATCTGTTCAGCTATATCTTGTATCGTCATCACACCGTCTGTCAATAATGTCATGACTTGATCTTTTCTTGAAGTTTGTCCATTTTTAATGATTTCATTCTTTTTATTCAATTCCACAATAATTTCATCTTTTGTCATTTTACTATAGTCAGTCATTTTATATATCCTTTTCGTTTTTTATGTTTTGTTCGTATTATAAATCTTGTTCGTATTATGAGTTCAATTCATTGCATGAATCTGATTCAGAAATTAGGGTGGCTTCAACTTATGAATTAGATTCATCATATAATTCTTACATATGTTATTTCTCAACTTCATAAATTAATTATATCACAGTTGAATAGAAAAGTAAATAGTTTATTAAATGATTTGAAATCTATTCTAGAATCTAATTCATAGATCGAGTGCAACTAATAAACTAAGTTGAGTTCGATTTATGAATGTAGTTCATTAGTTGAGTCATGGTGTGTAGTGGTGATTGAATATAAAATGAATTGAGTTCATTAAATAAATATAATTCGTAGGCTGCAAACAGTGGTTGTTCATTAAATGAATTTCGCTCATAAAGGGCGGGGGTGTTCATTTATTAAATGAATGGGATTCGCCAGCTGCCCACGTGGATTTCTGCCAATTTTCAATATCTATCTCACAAATTTTGTGTGGTATACCTACATGCATATGGATTTCTGCCAATTTTCAATATTCGTCTCACAAATTTTGTGCATCATACTGTCATATATAATATAATATTTCCATATTTTACTGTAGCCTTAAAGCATCTTTTAAGAGCTATAATATAAGCTCCTTATATTAGCATATAGAAATCTTGAAAGCTCCGTTTTTAAGTAATCTCGTTAGCTGTTTTTAAAATCAATCTCTATTTTCATCGCATTTTTAGCTTATTTCAAAATCACTATAGCTCTATTGCACGTGCAAAAACTTTCCTATATACAAGCAGCACAGTGTTTAGTATAATAAAGTAAAGGAGACTTAGAATATGATAAATGATGAATTAACTGAATTTGCACAAAAAGCTGCTGAAAAGAATGAACAACAAGCAGTGTACGAAAAGCCCTTTATAGCAGACCCTGAAAACCTCTCTTTAGCCTCTAGAGAAGAGATGACATACAAATATCGATTCCTCGAAACTACCATAACCTTCCTGGCCAGTGAGTATAGACTGAATCCAAAACTGCTCGAAAACTATTTTGAAGAATATGAAATAGAACCAGAACTATTAAAGACTCAAGAAGATTTTGAGAAACATAGTCAATATGTAATAAAACTATATAAAGATATACGTGTTAGAATGTCTGGGCTAGTTGCTTTACAGACTGCCAAGATATGGGAAAGCCTAGCGGAGTCTGAGTCAATGTTATCTACCAGCTTAGAGTTAGCATCTAAAGAGGTGTTAGCGTCTAGTTACATTGACCCTAAAGTGATTAACGTGCTAATTAACGCTCATACCAAGATGGTAGATAGGCAGCAACTGATCAAGAAAGCGATTGAGGTTCCAGCGGCTAGTGACATTCAGGAAATAGCGAATGTGTTGTCAGAACAAATGAAGTCAATCATGAAAGAGGTAAATGGTGACCACAGCCTTCCAAAAGTGTCTTAGAGACCCTTTATGGCGAATTAATAACCTGTATAAGGTTATTAACAAGCAGGGTGAAATTGTGACGTTCAAGATGAATTGGGCACAGTTACAGTTGTACTCTACTATGTGGTATTGCAATGTGATTTTAAAAGCTAGACAGTTAGGGATGACTACATTTATACAGATATTCTTTTTAGACAGAGCACTATTTAATACAACTACATCTTGTGGAGTCATTGCGCATAATAGGGATGATGCTGAAAAATTCTTTGAGAAGAAAATCAAATTTGCTTATGAACACTTACCTCCTGAAATAAAGTGTGTTATAGGGACAAAGGGCGATTCTGCTAAACAACTTACATTTGTCAATGACTCCATAATCTCTGTTGGAACTTCTTTAAGGTCTGACACTCTACAATATCTACATGTATCTGAATACGGAAAGTCGTGTGCTAAATTTCCTGAAAAGGCTAAAGAGATTAGAACTGGAGCTCTAAACACTTTAGCCACAGGAACTTTGTGTTTTATAGAATCTACGGCTGAAGGTAATTACGGTGACTTCTATAAGATAGCTACTAATGCTCTGGGTAAAATGCGAGCCAAAACTAAATTAACCCAATTAGACTACAAGATGTTTTTCTTTCCTTGGCAGAAGCATCCTGAGTACACACTGGCCAGTGATGACTTTGATCTTAAGAAAGAGATACCGCAAGAGTTGCATGACTACTTTAACGAGTTGCAGAAGTTAGATGGTATAACACTGTCTGATGATCAGAAGTTTTGGTATAGTAAAAAATACGAGGTGCAACAAGATGAAATGGTAAGAGAATATCCTTCAACACCTGAAGAGGCTTTTTCAGTGCCTCTACATGGTGCATATTATGAAGTGCAAATCCGGCGTATGATAAATGAGAAACGTCTTACTAAGGTTGGTTATGATGAGTCGTTACCAGTTCATACATTTTGGGACTTAGGTATTCATGATTTAATGTCTTTATGGTTTGCACAGTTTGTAGGTAACATGATTCAAATAATAGATTACTATGCAAACACAGGTAAAGGTTTTTTACACTATAAAAGACTATTAGATTCTAAGCCTTATTATTACGGACAGCATTTTGGCCCTCATGATTTAGGATCTAGCCAACACACAGCAAAAGATGAACCTGAAACTAGACTAGAGATTGCTTCTAAGATTGGTCTTGAGTTTGTTCAGTTACCTCCAGAGAAAGATGTAATGGCAGGTATTCAAAGAACTCGTGCAATGTTTTCTAGGGTTATAATGGACTCAGATAAATGCTGCAGAGGTGAACAATCAGGTTTTGCTGGGTTACAAAGTTATAGAAAAGCCTACAATGATAAGATGGCTTGTTATGAAGATAGACCAGTTAAGAACTGGACAAGAAACCCTGCAGACGCTTTTAGGTATATTTCGTTAGCAGATTCAGAAGGAATGATTGATAATTATCAGTATATAAGACAAGCGCATGACGATAGAATCAGAGATGAATACATAGACAGAAGGAGCACTGTAAACACATGATGGATAATCAAAAGCCAGATGTAGAAGAAAAATTAGACCCCAGTAAAGATACTAGTGTTCCTACTTGGGAGGAAATTGAAAAGGACATAAGTACTGAAATTGATGAGGCTATTGATTTTCAGAACAGTAACATAGTCCCCAATCGTGAGAAAAACTGGGATAGGTATTATGGTAGGCCTTTTGGAAATGAGGTTAAAGGTCGATCACAATATATGTCTAGAGATTTGTTAGAAACTATTGAGTGGATACTGCCTAATCTTATTAACTTGTTTTCTGGTCCAGATCATAAAATAAAATTAAAAATATTTGCAGATAATCCAGGTGAGTTAACTCCTGAACAATTAGGTAAAGCTTTAATGGATCATATATACCAAGATCTTTATGCTGATGAATATGCTGGGTACTTTATTGTATTATATACCTGGTTTAAAGATTCACTGGTTTCTGGGTCAGCATATACAAAGCAGTTTTGGGAAACAGATACTGAGCTTTCTGAGTTTGAGGATATTATATCACAGGAAGAATATGATATGTATGCTGCAAGACCTGAAGTTGAAATTAAGCAGGAACAAATCTTACCTGATGGAACTGTAAAACTTGATGGCACAGTTGAGAGAGTTTCTAAAGATAATTTAGTCTGTGACAATATTCCACATTGGGAATTTATATTTGAAGAGACTTCTCGTTCTATGAACGATGATTCAGGTAAAGGATTTGCTACTGTTGTAACACTAGACTATCTTCGTAGAATTAATAAAGCCTATACAGATGATGACGGAGAACCCTTTTTCTACAACCTTGAAACTATAGAGGCAGTAGCTTCAGGACAGTGGGATAAATATAATGAGTCTGGTGAAAAAGATCGTTATCTTGATTATTCAGAGTTAAATGACATTGTTGGAAAAAGTAAGAAAGGCCCCAAACGAAGACTACAATTAGTTGAATGGTATACTAGACTCGATGTTAATGGTGATGGTTTTTTAGAAGATGTTAAAGTTTGGAAAGCTAATGGTGTGATGATTAGGTGGGAAATGAACGATGCTCATTTTATTCCTTGTAGCGCTATAAGTCCTATATTAGATTGTTATAAGTTTCAAGGAATTGCATATGCAGACCTATTGACTGAGCTGCAAGAACTTAAAACAATGTTAATGAGGAAGATGCTTGACAACTTCGATCTTATGAATCTTGGTAGATGGTTTATTAAACCTGGAGCACCATTAGATTTAGAACGATTTCTTGAAGGTATTCCTGGTGACGTTCAAAGAATTAATCCAGCACACATTAAAAACGAAACCC